ACGGCTGGATCTCGGAACGGGATAGCACCTCCCTCCGTGTCTCGGGTGACGCTCGTGTGCGTATCCCGCTGAAGATATTCAAGGATGACTTCCGGGCCACGGGTAAGACCATCGAGTTCGAGTTCTACACCCGTGACGTGACCGATTACGAGGCTATCGCTATCGAGTGTGTGAACGGGGGGATCGGCCTTCAGATATCTTCCCAGAAAGCGGTGTTCTCATCTGAGCAGACCACGATCGACACCCGGTTCAAGGAGGAGGAGAGGGTTCGCATCTCCCTCGTGGTTGAGAAACGCACGCTAAACCGTTTGATATACATCTATATCAACGGCATCATGTCCGGGGCGGCGCAATATCCGTCGGAGGATAATTTCCAGCAGAAGGTTCCGCAGGATATCATGATCGGTAGCGAGGGCTGTACGATCGACCTGTATAACATCCGTGTCTACGATAACGACTTGAACCAATACCAGATGCTCGATAACTTCATAGGCGATCTGGACGATTACGACAAGGCGCTGGCTATCTACAACCGGAACCAAGTATATAATGATTATG